AGGAGCAGCAAAGACCCGCTCTCCAGCAGCAACGCAAACTCGGTGGTGAATGAATCCAGATTGAAGGCGTACAGGTTGCCGTTCTGGTAATCACCAACGATGACTTGATTGTTAAACGCCATCTGGCAGTTGGACCGATGACGCCCGAACTCACCGTTCTGGAAGCTGGCGCGTTCGTGCCACAACTGCGTGGCAACGTCGTAGCACCAGGTCTTGTTGGCCGCGGGGAAGGTCAGAACGTAGAACGCATGACCCGCCTGCTGGTAGGTGTAGCCGATCGCATCCGAGATGTCGCCGTAGCTCTGGATCTCGTACTCGATGGCGTGCGTGGACACGCGGGTAAAGTTGTACCCGTTGGACCGATACACTATCCCGCGCCCGCGGGCATCCGCTCCCAACCAGTACAGCGCATTGTCCAGCTTGGCAACCGAGTACGCTGCCTCGCATCCTGACTCCATGAACGCGCCTTGGATACGCGCCATCGGAAAGTCGGGGGTGCCGGCGTTGTACCAGACCTCGATTGAGTTGTTACCGAACAACCAGATCTCGCGGTGATTAACGCTCAACGAAACGATGTCGTCCGGGTAGCCCTCCGCGCTGGCAAAGTCCAGCGGATCTACCGACGTGCCGTCCAGCAGGGACGTTACCCAGAACTTCTGACTATCCGGTTCGTTAAATACAAAGTACCCGTCCAGATAGCCGACTGTGACCGCGCCGGGAAAATCAACGTCCGTAATCTGGGCAAACACCAGCGTGCTGTCGTTGTATATGAACCCGTCCGGGTTGCACGCAATGAACAGTTGCGTGCCGTTGTCCACCATGCTCACCGGCCCGGTGCCGGTTACATTGCCTAAATTTGTAGCAACGTAATTTGAATCAATCTTGTACAGTTCTGTGCCGGACACGGCATATGAATAACCGTTGTACTGCCACAAGCCGCGGATCGGCCCGCTGCCGACCGTCGTCTGAACCACCAGTCCGGGGCAGCGCGACAGGAACCCGCCTTCCTTCCCGCCGCTGCCTTCCGGCACGGCCTCTGGGAACAGGTTGACCAGACGGTTGTCGGCTGCGTTGATTGACCGAGCGACATAGGCGCCGCCAAGGATGGGCGTTTTCAATTAAAAGTTCCCGCTGAACACGTTGAACCGTTGGCGGGTTGCCACAATGCTGTACGGCAAGCTCATCACGTCGTCGGGGTTGTTGATCCGCTTAATGTTGCGCTTGGAGGACATGGCGATCCGCTGCACCTGGGGCGGCGGCTCCACGCCAAACTCGGCGGCAATCTCAGCCGCCAGATTGAACCGGAAGGCTCGCAGATAGCCCGGCGGGACCACCAGCGTGGTGGCGAGCAGCGCCGGCTGCGTAAGCTCCGTGACGCTTATGATGTGCCATTGCAGCGCCTTGGACGGCACGGGGTACACAGTCATCTCTATGTCCGACATTTTCATGTTGACAAACATGACTTGCGGATAGGTGCTGGTCACCGTCTTGACCGCGATGCCGTTGTACTGCTGCTGGTTTATCAGCTTGATGCCGAAACTGATGTTGTTGCTGGTATCGACAAAATAGGTTGAGTCGTCCACCAGCACGGGCCTGTTGCCCACAAAATTACCCGTTGGCCCGAGAGTGCGCGTTGCGGTATTGGCGGGCCAAGTGAACACCTGATCTTGAGTCGAGAAGACCGACAGGCGCTCGGACGACCAACTGTCGAGCATCTGATTCAGCGCCATCAGCGCATCCGCTGAAGTGTTTGCCGAGGGCGTTTCGCCTTCAGCCAATTGACCGATGAGCCGCAAGGCTCCGTTGATCTGGTCTCCCGCCGATGTCGTCACTCTACCAGCTCCTTACGCGGGCGACCGCGAGGTCGGATCAATTCATTGACCACGGGCGTAAGCAGCGCACCCGCGTCATACCGTTCCCAACCGTTCTTCTCATCGTACGCGGCCTCGGCCTCTGCAATGGCGACCTTGTTGCCGTGTTCAGGATGCCGCAAGTAGATGACCATGATAGCCCTTAAAAACCCGCCCCCCGGCGGTATTGCCAGAGGGCGGTAGTGCTTACGCTATCCGATAGACCGAGTACGCCGCGGTGCCGGTTTTGCGGAACAGGAACTGAGCCGCGCCACCCACACCCGCCGCGCTGCCGGTGATAGCCACAACAAGGTTACCCACGGCAGTAATGCCGGTGCCAACCGCTATCGTGACAAGACCGGTGCTGGTGCCAATGTTGATAACCCGCAGCGTGAAGGTGCTGTTGGTTTTCATGTTGGTCATTACTGCGTCAATCGCCGTCGCCGTAGGCAGGGTCAGGGTTGAGGCCGTGGTGGTCGGATCAACCACCAAGAGACCGCCCAGGGTTTGTGCGACCGTCAGAGTTGCGGTTGACGTTGCCGTTTGGGGCGCTGCTTGGACGTCAATTTCCAATTCATTCGTATTGCCATCAGTAAACTGATAGCCACCACCAACAGATGCGAGAGCCATGATTGTTTCTCCTAAAGTGTTAAGTTGCCCCCGCGGTTAGCGCGGGAGCAGTTTGGTTAGCCCCAGATCCGGCAGGCCATCGGCGGGCGAATGGTATTGAAACCGTACAGCACATCGACACGGCAAGGCATACGGTCGTTGTTGATGTCGTACTGACGCACGATCCGCATGGAGATGCCGTTATGGACTTGGCGCGAGGCCATGTCCACGCCCTGCGGCAGCAACAGGTCAGCGGTTGCCAACGTGATCGCATTCTTGTGATAGACCAAGTTCTGCGGAAACACGGTGGACGCGGCGCCGACAAAAGTCACGGCAGCGTTGTTGGCGGGGAATGCGTCGATGGTCGCCAGCGCATTTGCAGCGGTATACATGGGCGGCGAGATAGCCATGTTCACCATGTCGCCACCGGACGCCGTTTGTGCTGCGGTCACCACAAACTGCTGCAGGCTTCCGGTGCTAAGACGGGTTTGCGGGTTGACCGCATACACGCCTGCCATCGTGAACACATCACCCACAGTAACTGTGGTGGATGAGGTCAAACCGTCAAGGGTAATGGTGGCTTGACCTTGGGCGCTAACCGTTTCGTTGACCAGAATGGTCCCCGCACGACTGCCCGTGGTGTGGTTGACGATCGACTGCGACATGTTTATTTCGTCGTAACCCAAAACACCTTCGCCCATCATGCCGGTCTTGAACTGGCGGGAAATCGTACCCGTCGGGTTGAAGAAACCGCTCAGGCCGTTCACCAGTCCCGCATTGGCCGCAGGATTCACGGTTGCGTAACGCGGTGACATAGGCGCCGCCGACTCGTTCAGCTTCTGTTGCGCTTGAAGCAGAACCAGCGCGGTGGCCGGCGTGGTGCCAGGCGTACCTACGGTGTTGAAAATGGACTTGTACGCATTCGCCACGTCAGCGTCAACACTCGACGCCAGTTGGCTGATGCGCGGCTTGAGAACACGTTCCGCAAAGTCGTCCAACTGCATGGTCAGCTCGGCAGAGGTGAAGTTGATGCCGATATGCTTCTGGCTGGACACGGTGAGGGTCGTGAACTGCTCGTTGTCGTCCTGCACTTGCAGGGCGGCACCGTCGGTCACCAGCGCACGATCCGGCAAGCGGACACGCAGCGTGGCGCCAATCTTTGCACCTTCGACAGCAAAGCTGTCGTCGTACTCTTTGTTGACGTTGCGGGAGATGACCAGGTTGTTCTCGAGGATCTCGAGAGACTTCCTGGTTATCATATCGATTGTAAGCAGGCTATTTGCCATGAAAAACTCCTAAAAGTATTTAGCGGTTCCTCGCTTCCTGCTTTTTCACTTGTCTTGCTCTTTCAGCTTCGATCCATTGACTTGTGGTCATTGTTTTGATTGACCGTGGGTCTGTGGTGTCGTAGCCGCCGGAATGACCCCCGCGGGCAGTAACTGGTGAAATCGGCGCAGGTGCGCTAGATGTTTGTTTCGTAATCGGTGTAGAAGCGATCTTTGCTTCCAGTTTTCCTATCTCTTTAGCCTGCAAAAACGGGTCGGAAAGTCGGGCTATGCGGTCAGCTTCCTTGGGGTTCGTGCCGAGATAATATGCAATATCAGGGCCGTTATCCGAGGCTTGAATCGTCTGGGCCATCACTTGAGTAATTGGCAGCTTGGGGTTGTACGCGACTTGTTCAAAGTCCTCGTACTTGCTCCGTGCGTCCTCTTCCTTGTCGTGATAGTTACCCAGAAACTCTTGTTGCTGTTTCGCGTATTGTTGCTGCTGGACAATCTGCTGCGCCTTGGAAGTCGTCAAGGCTTCGACGTATTCCTCGGTCGTCGTAAACTGTTCCGGCTTGACATGCTCCACAGGGACGGGCTTTGGTGCTTCGGCCTGCCTTGCTTCGCGTTCCCACTTTCGTTGCTCTCTTGCAAGCCTCTTGCCGATGGCAGCGTCCAGATCCTCTTGGCTGAATAGCTTCGATTCCTTGACCTCACCTTCGGGTGCTGCTTCCGGCGCTGCTACTTCTGGGGCAGGCGCTGCCGTAGCGTCCTGTTCCGGCGCGGGTTGCTCCGCTATCACTTCTTCAGACATGGCTCGATTCCTGAGAATCCCTAGAGTGCCGCCCTAGTACGGTTATTTAGCTTCCAGTTGGGAAATGCGTTTGCGTAAGGATTGCAGTTCAGCAACAAGGTTTGCAATAACTTCCGAGGATGACGCTTGCATTCCCTGATACACAGGGACGGTGCGAGTAGCTTTTACTGCCGCGATTGCTGGCGTAAGTTCCTTGCCATCTTCATCCGTTGTTGCAGCAACTGCTGGTGACACTTCATATTCTTCTTCCCGGCTTCCGTCTTTTTCACCTGTCACAGATGACGGGGATACTTCGGCAAATTCATGCGCGACAAACCCTGCGGCTTTAATTCCGTTCTCTGCCCATTCCCACGTTTTAGGCTTGAGCGCATCAATAAACTCACCCGAACCCGTAAGAGGGG